AGTGTAGTTCGGCTGCGAACAAACGGCCCTCATCCCTAACGGGGTGGGGGCCCCTTTTTTTATGCCCGAAATCGGGGCTGTGAGGCGATTAGAGAGCCTCTTCGGGCTTGTCTATAGGGCAAGGTGCTTTCAGTAAATTGCCACAGTTAGCGCACTGTACATCCAGTGCATACCAAGAGATTTCATAATCATCAAACTGGACATAGGTACTAAAGACTGTACAACCACAGGAGCAGGCGTGGGTAGGTCCAATGGAACGAAGGTCTGCTGCCTGTATTGGTGGTAGGCTATTTTTCCGCAGCCTTGGTAGACGTAACCGCATTGCTCGGCACGGCTCCTTCCTGTGGTCAGTCGCCTCTCGGCCTTGCGGCCTCGGCCCCGTCAGGGGCCGTATTCATCTTCGCTTCGCTACGATATTGTAGTTTCCAATGGGAGTGTCGCTGGTGCGACACGCCGTAAGTAGGAGTAAAATCTTTTCTCCAATGACAACTCTCGTAGGTATTTCTCTAGAGGACAGAACTGTCCTAGCCGCAGATGCTCAGATAACTGAGGATAATCTTAGGACTATCTCCACTGGAACTCCAAAGATAATCCCAGTGGGTAAGTACCTATTAGGAATCACGGGCGATTCTCGCCCTGGTGATATCCTCACATACAACTGGACTCCACCTACCTACAAAGGTGCAGACCCTATCCAATGGATGGGTAAGAAAGTTCTGCCGTCAATACTCACGGCGTTCAAAGAGAATGGATACGACCCCTATGAAGCGGGCAAAGAAAAAGACTCAGGCTTCGATTACCTTGTTTCGTTTAATGGCAACCTATTCCACATTGCGACGGACCTCTCGTTCATCCAGTCGGACTACGGCATTTATGGCATCGGGTCTGGTGGTCAGTTTGCTCTTGGTTATCTTTATTCTTATCTGGGTTCTATCAAACCATCTACTGTAGAGCGACACGCCCGACGAGCAGTTGAGATTGCGTCGGTACTTGACGTCAATACCTGCCCGCCCATACAGTTAGTTATCCAGACAAAGGAGTACTAATGCAGAAAGATGTGGGTTCACTGACTATTCACGTGAATCGTTATTATCTCAATAACTTTGCAGTGGGTGTTGATTTCTACCAACTCAAAGAATGGAAGACTGACATACTAGAGGCTTCAGTATTACAGTTGAGTTTCTTATTTTTTAATGTTACCTTTACGAAATGGCATCGGTGGTTGTAGTGGATATCAAAGACTTCCTAGTTAAAGCGCTACACGAACGTGAGAATAAGAGACCACGTTCTACTCAGGTCCAAGTAGGACCATCAGAGTTAGGTGGCTGCCGTCGTAAGGTGTGGTACAAACTTAATAACCAACCTGAGACTAATGAGAATGAATTGAAGTTGGCTGCCATTATGGGTACAGCCATTCACGGTGCTATTGAGAAAGCACTAGAGAACAACGAAGAAGTGATGCTGGAATCCGAAGTTGAATACAACGGAATGAAGGCACACGTCGACTGCTTCTTTCCTCGGACGGGAGATGTAGTTGACTGGAAGACAGTAAAGGCTAAGAACCTTTCCTATTTTCCATCGCAACAACAACGCTGGCAGGTGCAAACCTACGGCTACCTCATTGAACAAAGTGGATTGGGGAAGGTTCACAATGTTCACCTAGTTGCAATACCAAGAGATGGTGACGAGAGAGACATCAAGGTTCACTCTGAACCCTATGATGAATCTGTTGCGCTTGAAGCCCTCTCTTGGTTAGCAGCAATCAAAGACAATGCAACTGCACCTGAACCAGAGAAAGACGAAAGTTACTGCAAGTTCTATTGCAAGTACTACGACAGCACTGGGCAGATGGGATGCGTTGGTCTAAAAAAAGGAAATACAAAAACTGAATATCCTATGATAGAAGATGCCGAGGCAGATAAGAATGCCTTGGAGTATTTGCAACTGGATGCCAAAATTAAGGAACTGACCGAACGAAAGGAAGGACTCAAAGAGTCCTTGACTGGATTACTCGGCGTAACTACCTCTGGCATCCAAGTGCAATGGTCTACTGTGAAGGGTTCCTTCATTGTAGATAAGGATGAAGTCAAGGAGAAACTTGGCTACATCCCTGGCAAAGAAGGTAAAGAATCAACACGTATCAGTATCAAACATATAGGAGGACTCAATGGCTGAGACAACAAAGTTTCAGGCGAATTTTAAGTTAGCAGATGGAACGTTAGTCAACATCTATGCAGACAACGCTGCAGATTTTGAAGCACAACTGACCACACTACAAGATACAACAGCACTGATTCACAGTGTTAGTCAATCTCTCGGTAGCGCTGGACCTGCTGCGCCCTTTCAGCGTCGTTCATATCCACCAAAGCCAGCAGGACAAGCGCCTATAGCGCCACCTGCTGATGGAGAAAATCCAAACTGCTCACACGGAGCAATGCAATTACGTTCAGGTACATCTGCTAAGGGACCTTGGCAGGGATGGATGTGTGCTGCACCTAAAGGCGTAGCACCAAAGTGCGACACAATCTGGGTAAGGTAGAAGTATGCGGGACCCTCGTAACTACGAGAACCCGCTATGTGCTCAAGTCGGGACAGACACTTTCTATCCAGAGGACATCGGTCCAGGTAAGTATGAGTTCATACAATCTGCAAAGACAGTCTGTGGAGGATGTCAACATCGATTTGAATGTGCTGAATGGGCAATCCATTATGAAGAATACGGTATCTGGGGTGGGTTAACAGGTAACCAAAGAAGGTTAATCCGTCGCAAACGAGGCATAAGAATGAGGCGAGAGGAAAGTGCTTAAACTACAGCGTGCTTGGGCTAGTACGCATATCAAGGCAACACCATTACCTGAAGTATGGAAAGAGTTTACTAAGAAACAAATCCAATTCAGGAGAGGGCAGGTGACTATGGTCGCTGCTGCTCCCAATGCTGGTAAGTCTATGCTTGCTTTGGTCTATGCGATACAAGCCAAAGTTCCAACGCTGTTCTTCTCTGCCGATACTGACTCTACTACTGTAATGATTCGTGCCGCTGCTAGTCTGTCTGGTCATACCCAACAGACTGTAGAGAAGAATCTATTGCAGAATCCACACTACTACTCTAAGTGGCTTGGGGATATGGGACATATCTCCTGGGTCTTTGATTCAAGTCCGTCACTTGATGACTTAGAGATGGAGATAAAGGCCTACATTGAACTCTATGGAGTAGCACCAGAGTTAATCATTGTAGATAACCTAATGAACGTAGCAGCCGAGACAGATAATGAATGGGCTGGTCTGCGTGAGATAATGATGAACCTGCACGATATGGCTAGGAAAACCGAAGCCTGCGTGGTAGTCCTCCACCACGTGTCGGAAGCGAGTGAGTATGGGTCACCTACTCAACCGCCACCGCGTCGTGCTATACACGGCAAGGTGTCACAGTTACCCGCTGTGATACTAACCTTGGGCTATGACCCTGCTCAAGGAACGCTGCGAGTAGCCCCAGTCAAAAATCGCTTTGGTCCTCACAGAGCGGACGCCTCGGACTGGGCTACTCTTTTCGTCAACTTTAGTGCCTGTCAGATGGGCGATGTGGATGCACAGGGTCGCTCGTATAGAAACTCTAATCCAGAAGTGAGATGGTAATGAATACAAACCTTGTCATTATTCCTGCAAGAGGCAGACCAGACAAAGCGCAGTTAGCATTTGATGCGCTAAAGGAACACAGCAAGATATCAGATTTACTCATCGGGCTAGATGATGATGATGCAGATAATTACCCAGAGATAGAAGGTGTTATCAGAGAAGTCAATCCACGACTGCGTATGAATGGAACCTTGAACCTACTGGTCAAGAAGTATCAAGATAAGTACGAGACGATTAGTTTTATGGGCGATGACCATATCGTCAGAACCGAAGGTTGGGATGAGATGCTCTACGCTCCCATCAAGGAGCGAGGCTATGGAATCTCCTATGGTAATGACCTATTCCAAGGTGAGAACCTGCCTACGATGGTGATGATGTCTACCAATATCAGCAAGAGCCTTGGCTTCTTTGCTCCACGCAGATTGATTCACTTGTATATGGATAACTTTTGGAAACTCTTTGGCTTGGTAACTAACAGTCTAACCTATGTGCCTGATGCCATCGTAGAACATATGCACTATATGGCTGGCAAATCTAAGGTAGATGCTCAGTATGAAGAGGTCAACTCATCAGAGGTAGGCAACCACGATGCTGAAGTATTCAGGGAATACTGCACACACGAAATCAAAGAGGATGCCATTAGATTCCTAGAGTCGGTGAACAAGTGAAGAGAGCACTTATCACAGGACATAGAGGCTTTGTCGGTGGATACTTCTGGGATTTGTTGCACAAAGATAACTGGCAACTAACAAGCATAGATATCAAGAATGGTGATGACTGCAGAGACTTCTTCAAGGAAGATGATAGACAGTTTGATTTAGTTATCCACCTTGCAGCCGTCGTAGGTGGGCGTGAATCCATCGAGGGTCGCCCACTTGCGGTTGCAGATAACTTCAGTATTGACTCTGAGTTCTTCCAATGGTGTCTCAAGACTAAGCCTAAGAAGGTAGTTTACTTCTCAAGCAGTGCTGCCTATCCTGTATCAATGCAGACAGCAGAGCGTCACGTCAAGTTGTCTGAAGGTATGTCCTGTTGGGAACATCTACATATGCCTGATATGACTTACGGAATGAGTAAGTTAGTTGGTGAATATCTATCATCATTTGTAGATAATGTGTACATCTTCAGACCATTTAGTGGATATGCCTGGAATCAAGATGACACATACCCATTCCCAATGTATATCAAGAGAGCGCTACGTAAGGATAATCCATTTGAAGTCTGGGGTCCAGGCACACAGACCAGAGACTTTATTCATATCAAAGATATTATTGGTGCTGTAATGGCTGCGCTGGAATCAGCGCCTATTGGTCCTATCAATCTAGGCACTGGTAGGTCAACCTCATTCCTAGAGTTAGCACAGATGGCAATGGATGCTGTGGGTTACGAAGGAGATATCCTTACTAGACCAGACAAACCTGTGGGATGTATGCACAGAGTAAGTGAGAACTCTAAGATGCTTTCATTCTATACACCTACCATTACACTAGAGCAGGGAATCCAAGAGGCGGTAGAGAAACTTGTCTAGTTACAATAAGGCTAAGGGTTCTAAATGGGAGGTTGATATTATGAAATATCTACGCTCATTAGGACACTTCGCAGAGAGACTTGCCAAGGCTGGCAGTAATGACGAAGGCGATATCGTTACCATAATCGCAGGTCAGACCTATATTTTAGAATGTAAGAATCGCAAGAAGATAGATTTACCTGCCTTCTGGGACGAAGCACAGGTAGAAGCAAAGAACTATGCGAAGGCTAGAGGACTTGTTGCTTCTCCTCTGGCTTTCGTTATAGTAAAGCGTCGTAATCACGGCGTTGAGAAGGCTTGGGTAATCCAAGACTTAGACCAATGGGTAAATGAAAGGACAGACAATGCCAGTACCACAGGGTGATATCACCAGCAGTGAAATCAATAAACCACAACCAGTAGATGTAGAACTACCAGAGGAACCAACTGAGGTAGAGCAGAAGGAAGAAGAGAAAGAAGAATGATTTGCAGCGAATGTAAGATTGCTGCTTCATACAACTCTAATGGGAAGTATGTCTTTGCAGAGAACTTTCATAAGAATTGTGGAGGAGATTGCGGATGCCAGCACAAGACTGGTCCAGGGTGGTTCATAAAGGCAGGCGAAAGACCAAGGCCGATGCAAACTCAATCTCCGTAGCAGTTATCGTTGCACACTATGGAGGCGAAGTAAAAGAGGGCAAGAGCGCCAGCGTCAAGTGCTGTATGCACGATGACTCACGGCGCAGCGCAGTAATAAACACGTATGACAACCTGTACTACTGTCATACCTGTGGCAAGGGAGGCACGTCTATTGACGTGGTGATGGAGAAAGAAGGGTTAGGGTTCAAGGATGCAGCAGAGCGAGCAACAGAAATCGTTACTGGAAGTGGTAACTCGATACAGTCAGGCTCTAAACGAGGAAGCAGTAGGCTATCTCGAAGGACGTGGAATATCTAAGGATGTGGCAGAACAGTTCTCATTAGGAACTGTGACACAGCCAGCAGTAGGTCACGAACAGTTTGAGAATTGGATATCCATTCCATACATCACAGCGATGGGTGTCTGTACTAGCGTCAAGTTTAGAAGGCTAGATGATGGCAAGCCTAAGTATGGGCAGCCTACTGGTCAGAAGTTACACCTGTATAACGTCTCAGATATCTTGGCAGATACACAGAAGATAGTTGTCTGTGAGGGTGAGTTAGATACCATCATTATGTCAGGCATCTTAGGTATTGCTGCAGTAGGAGTGCCAGGAGTAGCAGCCTGGAAACCCTTTTATAGTAAGTTATTTACTGGTTTTGATACTGTCTATGTCGTTGGAGATAACGACGTGAAAGAAGATGGTTCTAATCCAGGAGCAGAGTTTGCTAAGCGTGTCGCAAGCGAGGTAGTGAACTCACAAATAGTACAATTACCACCAGGTATGGACATAACGGACTACTACCTGGAGTATGGTTCCGAGAAAACATCCAACCTAGTAGGAGGAGCACGATGAATGAGCAAGAGAGAGT